GGTGAGAACGCAATCGTCGTCCACGACGACATGGGTCTAGTCAAAGCTGTCATTCCCATCAGCGAGGTATATGGCGTGTTCAGTGATGAAGTGGTCGAGCAGATTCGGACCCAGCCTGTTCCGGAGGAGCACGCAATTCCCGGCCACCCTCACTGAGAAGCTTGCGAGCCTAACGACTTCCTGAACGATCGCAGCTGCTCTGCGATCTTGCCACGCGTTTGATCGTCGGCGCGAGTTTCGACTCCGACACAATCCAGCTTCGTCGTCGTCTCCTTTGCGTCCGTCGTGCGAGGCCGTTTCATGGCTAGCCGCGCAATGGCTAAGTCGGCATCGAAGTTATCCGGCTGCAGAAAGTTACTCAGCTTCAACGCGCCGAGGTTCCGCTTGTCGCGCGCGATCTCGCGCTTCAGGTAACGAACGATCAGCTCCGCATCCGCGCGCAGCCGGCGAAAATCGAATCCGTAGTACTTCGACAGGTCGTACCACAGTCGCTGCGAAAAGCAGAGTTTCGTCTGTAGCCCGGTCCGCCCGCAGTACCACTGGTGCAGCTCAGCGATCGCCTGTTCGGTCGTCGTCATTTTTTGGCTCGCGCTCTTCTTTTCCTTCCAGGCTCTCGAGCGCTTCATCGATCGGCGCATCGTCCATCACGAAGCCCTGTTGCAGCACGCGCTCGCGCTCTTCGTCCGCTTCAGATTGTGGTGATTTCGGTTCGTTCATATCGAATTGCCTCCGGGAATCGCGTCGTCAGACGCCGCATCACGTCGTGTGTGAGTCTCGTTCGCGCCTCCGCGTTCGTCATCTCGCCGCGGGCGATCGCCGCGTTGAACTCGCTGAGGAGGCGGCTCAGCGTCGCCCTGTAATCGTTCACGATCGCGCGCAGGTCCGCGTGCGGCCAGCCGTGCGCCGGCCGTTGCAGTGAGTAGAGATAATCGCGGCCATCGGCAGCGCGCCCGATCGCGCGGATCTCCGCCAGGTCGGCATGAAACGCCAACTCGATATCGGCGAAGGAAAACGCCGACCCTTGCGGATGGTTGTGCGTCAGGACGAAATCTTTCATCTGCCGCACATCGTTCGGGGTGAATCGGACCTCGCTCCGGTGACCTTGGCTGCGCGAGAAAAGCAAGTCGCCCTCCGGTCCGCTGAAGAGATGCGCCGACTCTGTCGTGCGGTGCATGATCTCGCGCTCCTTTTTCGCCAACGGCGTCGGCTCCGGCCGCGCCTTCGGGAGTTCGACGTTGGGCGTTGAGCGTTTGACGTTCGACGTTTTCTTTTTGCCTCCGATCCAATCCCAGACCGTTCGTTCCTGATCGGCAATGTTCGTGCGCCGGGCCCATGATTCGAACGCGTTCCAGGTCGGCGCGTCGTAGCGCTTCTTTAGATCGTCGACGCGGAGCGTGAGATCGCCCGGATCGAACCGAAATGCGCCGGCCGGCGTCACGTCGACGAACTGCCGCGTGCCTTTCGCGAGGTCATAACGCTCGATGATGTTCTCGCGCTCGAGCTTCGCGAGCCGCGCCGGATCGCGCGCAACCACGGGCTCCGGATTCTTCTGCGCGATCTCTTCTACGTCGTCATCGGAGAGCGCGATCTTGATGCAACGGCAGCCGAACTCCCAGGGCGGATCATGCAGTTTCCAAAAGGGCGAGTCCGCCCGCAGGATAATTCCGTCGAGCGCCCGGTGCGACGCGCGCACCTTGTTGTCGCCCATCGTCTGGTATTGCCAGTACGGGAAGATCTCAGTTTGCCGGCGCATCACGCGATCGGCCGCGGCCGCGTAGGATTCATGGCCATGCACGCGGAGGAGCAGCTCCGCTTTCGCGAGCGCGCTTTCATCGTTGCCCAGGTAAGGCGAGATCAGTGCCGCGAGATCCTTTTTCACGACGTCCCACGGCTTGCCGGCTGGAAGCGTCGCGATGATGTCGCGGGCGTTCTGCAGGACGTTCGCGGACTCGATGCCGGTGATCGTAAACGCGCGCGCCTGGAGCTCCGGAAGCAGCCGATCGAACACATCGCGCGAAACGGCCGGCTTCGATCGAATAAACTCGATCGCCTCGTCATGTGGGACCGGGCCAAAGAGAAAATCTGGCATGGCCTAAAATTCGGCCTCTCGCCGCGCCTCGCCGATGCCTGTACGCTCGCGGGCGGCCGTTCCGCTAGTCTGGGAGCCCTTTGTAGCCTGGCTCGCTTGCGGCGATTTTAGCGCAGGGGTCAGAATCCGGACGGCGCGGCAGTAAGCCGCGTCGTAAAGATCACTCCGCCACAGCGCTTTGGCGACGCCGGCATCAAGCGAGTCGAAACAGGCGCCACAAAAAGACTCGCGCTTGCGCTTCTTCCGTCCGCACGGCCTGCATACGGCGCCGCGAAGATCATCGATGATCTCGCGCCGCGAAACTGTGATCGGCTCTGCCGCGAGATCCTCTGGCACTTCCACGTTCCTCCGGAGGTCGCGTCGCCGTAGCACTTCCGCGCGGCGCTCGAGCACTTTCAATGCGCGAGCGACATTCGGGTCCTCTGGCATGATCCCGCGCACCAGGTCGATAATGATGACCGTCGCCTCGCGCTGATTCATTCCAGGAGCAGCTGGCCGGCGCCGCCCGGATTCAGCGGCTTGTTAATCTTTGCTGACTGGCCGGCAAGGAAACCGGAGACCAGCGCCGTCTCATTCTTCCGTTTAACCTCGCGCGGCTTGATCGTGCGCGTGCTCGGCATCAGCTCCGCCATGTAATCGGTGCGCGCTTTTTCCTGCGCGGTTAGCACGAGCGCGGTCTGGCTGTCTTCCAGAACGACTTGCTGTCGCTCGCTCAGCTGGCGCGAGATGCCGTAAACGAAACCCTGGGTAAAACTGCGGCGCTTGTTCAGCGTCATGCGACGCCGCGCGGCCCGCTCACTGCGCTCGTAATCGCGCAGCCAGTGGCGGCCTTGCTGCACGATGAACCCGTAAACATACCAGGCGATCTGGACGTCCACCGCGGCGCCGACGAAGACAACGCGTGGGCGTGAGACGCATGCGTTGACATTGAAGAACGTCATCACGATGCCGATCGCGCGCGCCTGCAGGTAGCTGAGTTGCCCGCCGATCTTGAACCACTCGTGCACGATCCGTTCGCTTTCCTCGTCGAGGTCGAGGGTCGTGACATCGATGTGATGGCGTTGCGCTAACTCAAACGCGCGCGCCAGCGCCAGCTCCGCTTCATGGCGGTTCGCGCTGCGCGATAAACGCAGCAGCTTCTTGATGCGCTCGACGACGCCGTCGCTCACAGCCGCACCGCCTCCAGCTCAGTGAGCGATTGTTGCTTCGCCTGATACAGCTCGATCAGTCGCGCGACTGCTTCCTCGAGACCATGGAAGCTCTCGTTGGTCGCCTTTTCGATCGCTGACACTGCATTCGCGATCGTTGTGTTCGCTTCGTCCAATTCGTCATGCCGGCTCTCCTTGTCTTCGATCTCCTGCTCGATCGCGTTGATGTAGCCGATCACGAAATCGAACGTCGGGCGCAGCGGCGACGAGAGCGGCATTCGACTTACTGCCAGCTCTAAGTCGTCCATCGCCTGGTGGACCCGCTCTTCACCGTAGAAGCAGCCGTTGATGATCATAGCGCGTCGTTGTAGCGCTGCTTGTTCTCGCGCCGGCTCCAGAACTCCGGGTCCTTCCGCACGCGTTCGACGTGTTCGAACCAGGAAGCGAGGTTCACCTGGTAAAAGCCGGGCGACGGCTGCGTGCCGTCCACAAACCGAGCGTCGACGAGCCGCCGCAGCGTCTTGTAATCGATGTGCAGAATGCGCGCGGCTTCGGTGACGCGGATCTCCGGATCGAAGACTTTCACGAGCGGGCGATAGGTCCCGTCGCCCACGGCCTGCCATTTGATGATCGCGATCTCCGGAACGTGCTCCTTCGCGAGCGGCGCGACTTTTATGCCGGGCGCGACTTCGATCAGTTTGCGCGACGGATAGAGCGTCACCTTGCGGGTGGCGCTGCCGTGCTTGGCTGATGATCCATTTCCCTTCATGCGGCTTCGTCACCCGTCGAGCTGGAGCTCCGGCTGATATCCCGGCCTCAACGCCGCCGCGCGATCGGCGAAAAACTTGGCGCGCGCTTCCTCGAGTGTGAGCGCGCGATAGATCCCTTCGTTGCCAGGCACGCCGCCGAGCAGCTTCAGGAAGCCGAGCTGGTAAAGCTCCGTCGCGCGCGGCCGCAGATTGAGAATGTCGATACCGGATGCGCGCGCGACGGCGCGCGTCGTCCCGGGGCCGTGTTTGCGGAAAGCCTCATAGACGCGCATGCGCTTGTCCACTAATCCGCGCGCCTGCACCATCTCCCACGTTTCGTTCCGATAATCGATCGGCTTCATGATGGATTCCCCACCGGATCAAAGCTCGAGCTCCGCGGCTCGTTAGGCCGAGCGATGCTGATCTTGCGTGTCGTCGCGTGCAGCAGGATCTGCTTGAGCGCTCCGAAATAGAACTCCTCCTCGATTTCGTAGATGTGCGTTACGCCGCCCTCGATCGTGATCTCGAGTGTGCGCCGGCCATCGTGCGCGGCGCGCGTTAGTGTCTGTGCGATCGCGCTGATCAAAACGGATGCTCCGCCTCCTCTTCGATGAGCGCCGGCTCAGCTGAGACCTTGCGCCCGATTGCGCACCGTGAAGTTCAGATTCCAGAGCTGCTTCGCGTTCGCCTGGTCCAGGTCGCACTTGAACTGACTCCGGCAGATCGTCTCCGCGTAGCTCAGCTTCAGTCCGCGATCGGCGCACGATTCCTTCAGCTTGTGCAGCGCGATCGTCTTCTCCTGGACCGCGTCGCGCAGGTGCGTCTTCACTGCGCGGCCGCTCTCGCCCTTCAGGTTCAGGAACCAGGCTTTGAGCTTCAGGTAATCGGCCTGCACGCAATCCGTGAGCGACTCTTTGCCGACCGCGAGAAATTGCTGCTCGCATCTCCATTCCCGCAGATCCGCCGCGCCGTGAAAAACGAGCCCGATCCGATCGGCTGCCTCACGCGCGAGGATGCAGATCGCGGCCTTCTGCTCGTGCGACAGCGTGCCGCCGGCGCGCCCGGGATAGCTGTTGCGCGAGCGGCGATATTGATTCGCGAACTTTTTGCTCATCGTTTCCGTTCAAGTGCCGCGATGAAACAGCCGAGCGTGCGCAGCTGATCGAGCGTGCGCTTGCGGTAAAAGCTGGGGCGGATGCTGCGGTAAATGACTTCGGCGCCGCGGAACTGCAGCGCGATCGCGGTCACGTCGGTCGCGAGATTTGGCCGCTCTTTCTGCAGCTGCTTTTCCAGCTGGTCGCGGATCGCGCGCGCTTTGTGCAGCGTGATGCGCAACGGCTGGGTGGGAATCGGTATCTCCGTTTGCACGGCTACGGTTTTGGATTTGCCCCCCCCCGACACCTTGTGGCTGGTCATCGCGCGTCTCCTCGGTTGCGCCGGCGCAGCCGGGTGAACCAGCGGCGCCGTTTTGGTTTTGCGCTGCGGCGCAGGATCACGCCGATCGCCAGCGGGATCTCGCTGATCGTCGGCACGCGTAGCGAGCGATTGATCGTGATCATGCGGCGAGGAGATGCGGCTGCCGGCGTTGCGCGAAGCTCAGCTGCCAGTGGGCAAAGGCTGCGTCATAGATGACCAGCGTTGTACAGCGGCCGCGCCATGACTCGCGGGCGCGATCGTGCGCCTCGAGTGCAAGTCGCGCGTCACGGATCGCGCGCCAATTCGTCGAGCGCAGAGTTTCGCTCCCGAGGTAACGCTCGAGCAGCTCATCGCGGCGCGATCGCCAGGCTGCGAACTGCGGATCGTCTAAGTTGATGGGAGAAGGACTCGAACCTTCACGAACCGTTTGTGCCGGCTGATCAATTCCGGACGGCTCAGGAGCCACGTGCACGCGACTGCCTGCGTCTGCCAATTCCGCCACCCCACCTGTTGAAACCTTGCGCTTCGCGGCGCGCGTTTTCTTCGGCGCCGGCTCGATCAAAAACCAATGAACGAATAGCTCGCGGACCCGCGCGATCGGTTCCTGCCAGAGTTGCGCAACGACGCCGAGCGATTCGTTAGACTCGACGTAGTCGGCGTACATCGCCTCGACGACTTGCGACGAGAAATCGGCGATCGCATAACTCGCGTGCGCTTCCTGTAGAAACGCGGCGTGCACGCGGCGGATCTGTTTGCGCGTCATGATTCGAACAGCTCCGGACTGGCTTTGAAAACGCCGCGGCCGCCGACGACCAGATCGCGCGATTTCAGGCGCGACATGAAGGTCGAGAACGAGCCGCCCTTTGTGGAAACGCCCGCGGCGGCGCCGATCTCCTCTGCGCTCATCTCGCGCGGATAGGCTTCGTAAAGGACGCGGAAAATATCGGCCGCTTTCGTCGCGCCGAGGTCGCGCATCCAAAAGTCGAACAGCTCGCGGCCGCTCGGCAAAGGCTCATACGAGCCGAGCGCCTCGAGCCCTGCCGGCGTGATGTGCATGGCCGTCGACGGCGTGCCGTCGATCCAGCCGGCGCCGCGGCCGCGGGAGATGAACGTCGAGAACGATCCGCCTTTCGTGGAGACGCGAGCTCGCGCGCCGATCTGCCGCGCATTGAGCCCGTTTGGCGATACCTGCGCGAGCGCGACCATGATGTCGCGCAGCTTGCCGGTAGGTCCGCCTTCGACCGGCGGCGCCGTCACTCGCGGAGCGCGTGGCGTAGAAGCGGGCGGCGCGACAGTGAATGGCTCGTTGTGCCGGACCTCCACTTTCACGGGCACATCTGAATCGACGATCTGCTTCATCCGTTGAAGCAGTGCGCTCGCTTTTGTTTTCAGGTCCGCGAACTCGCGTGATCGTCCTTCGACAATCGTTTCGATCTTCTTCAGCGCGTTATCGACTGCGGCGCCGATCGCCTTCTTTACTTCCTCTGCCGGAACGCTCGCGTCGAAGTTCCGCGTCGTGATCTCGATGACGAATTTCATGGCTTCCTCCAATGCGCGCTTTGCTTTTGCGACTTCCTCAGCGCGGATGTTTTGCTGCGGATCGGCTTTCGGGACCGCCTTCTTGGCGAGCTCGCGCTTCAGCTCAGTGACTTGCTTCTGTAGATCGGCGATCGTGACGCGCTCCTGCTCTGCCTCCTGGGGAAGATCGGCGAGCTTCGCCAGGACCGACTTCACTTTCGATTTTGGCGCCGCAACTGGCGCCGGCGCCGCGCCCGCTTCCGGATGCGTGGTCATGACGTCGCCGACCTTGAACTTGATCACGTCGCGCGAGATCGCCGGACCGAACCCGTAGAACTCGCCCGGCTCCAGGTTGCGGAGTGAGAGCGTTTCTGCGCGCGAAGTGAAGCCGAGCTCCTCCGCCGCGCGCTTGCGGTCGAGGTCGATCGTGGCGCCGCCGATCAGTTTATTTTTCGCTTCCGCGGCTGCGTCTTTGTTCAGCTTCGAGATTCGCTGCGTGGCAAGGATGCCGCAGAAGCCGCGCTTGCGGCCTTTCGACATGAGGCCGATCACGGCATCCGCGACGGCATCGCCTTTCTGTTGCTTGCCGTGTTCCGGGCAATACTCGTGCGCCTCGTCGACGACAATCAGTGCGCGATGCCAGAGATGCTTCGGCGCGTTGACTAACGAGTTGAGGAAACGGCGCACGAACTCGCGGCGATCGCGCGGGTGCAGCTCGTAAAGCGAAATGATCGCCGAGACGCCGAGCTCGAGCAGACGTGTGGCGAGCAGCTCGGCGCTGCGCAGTTCCGGAACGCAATCGCCATCCTCGTGACGAACGAGGATGTAGTCGCCTTTTTCGCGCAGCGTGTAGAACTCATCCTCCGGATCGATCACGATCTGCTGCACGTGACCGTGCGTTTGCTCGAGCAGCCGACGGAGCGCCCAGGACTTGCCGCTGCCGCTGCTCGCCTGCAGGAGGAGCCGCGAAACGATCAGCTTGCGCAGATCGATCGTGACGTCGCGCCCGGTGCTGTGAATGCCGAGCGATATCTTCATCGGCATACCCCTTCGTGTAGCGTCACACGAACGACGCGGGACGCTTTAAGGTTGCGATCCTTTAGGGCGCCCTCCGCATTACGCCGGTCGGTAAACAGCCAAGGCGTTCCGATCCGTCCTGGATCGTGCATGAAGTACGGGGCGTGACGCCGCGGGTCGCCGATCCTGATCGCGTAGTATTTCTCGCGTGTCACGCGGCCGCCTCGCTTTCCAGCGCCAGCTCGAGCGATGCGCGCACACACGCGCTGCAGAGCGTGTGCTGTTCGTTAACCCAGTGACACGGCGCGCCTGTCTTCGCGATGCACTGGCCGCAGTTGTCGTCTGTGCAGCCGCAGACCTGGCAGCGGCCGCGAGGATCGAGCAGCGCAAGCGCGTATCGCTGCGGCGCATCGGCGCGCGGATGGAAACCGCGCTTCGCGCCAAGCTTCAGGTAAGCCAGGCAACGCTCGACATTGACCTCCGGACCGCCGGTAACGAGTCCGTATTTTTGCGCGGCATCGAGCGCGATCGCGCCCTCGCATTCGTCGACGAGGCTCTGCCATTCCTCGTCTGTCGCTGGCAGCTCGAGATCCATTGCGTCAGGCGATCCGGCGGATCTCCTCCACGGCGGCGCGCGACCGCGCGATCGCTTCGCTGCTCGGCTCGATGAAAAAGAACTCTTCCTGGTCGAACCGCAGGCCGACCGCGGCGAGGTTCTCTTCCGGGATCTGCGCGCGATCGCGCAGCAGCGCCTCTTTATCGAGCGATGGCTTCCACTCGACATACGCCGGGCCCCACTCGGTTTCGTCCAGACGCCGCGCGATCGCTTCGAAGGTGTCGGCTTTCAGTCGTTTGCCGACGCTGGGCGGATTGGTGCGGAAGCCGATTCGCGCGTTCGCAAAATCCTTCGACTTCTTTTCGCCTGGGAAAAGCTCCGCGCGATGATTGACCGCGTAGAGCTGCACGCTCGACTCGAGCACGGCGAGCTCCTCGCGCTGTTCCTGGACCGCGCTATCGAAAGCGCTGTTCAGTTGCGCGACTTCCTTCTCGTGCGCCGCGGTCGCTTCCGCGATCTGCAGCTTCAGTTCGACGAATCGATTGAGCGTGCCGAGCATCGCGTCCTCCGATGTGAGGACCAGCGCGGCGACGGTGATTTTCTTCTTCCTGTTAGGCATTATTTCCTCCCTGTTCGTTTCGATGATCCCGCGGCTCGTTTGTTGTCGCGGATGAACTCCTCGAGCGCGGCGGAAGCGCGCAGCCAGATCATGCGGCGGCCGGTACCGCCGTAACGCGCTTCGAAGTCCTTCGGGCAATCCGCGTTCCGCAACGTGCGCGGCAGACTTGTGATGTGAATGCCCATACGCGCCGCGAACTCAGATGGCGTCTCCTTCTCGTGCAGTTCCCGCTTGCGCACGTCGAAGCCCTCGTCGCTCAGAAACGCCGTCATAAAGGCGATTACCCCAGCGGTGTCGCCACTTTCGAAAGTGATGCGGATCGGCTTGCTCATACGGTGCGACCTTTCGGTGGAACCGGCGGCACGCCGGCATCCGTGATGATGATTTGCGGCGCAGCGCCTGCCGCGGATTTCATGTGCGGCAGGTCGGCGATGAGGCGCTCGCGCTGTTCAACGATCAGATTCGCGATCCGATAAGCGGCGCGCATTGCCGGCGTCGTTTCCTTCCGGCTCTTGATCGACGGTTCGAAACTAAGATCCGCGGTGAAGCTGTCATCCGCGTGATCCTTTAGGACGATGATCGCGCGCTGGAGCGTCTTCGCTTTCGTGCGCGGCGTTCCTTTGTCTGCGATCGCCGGCATCACCTGTCCTCCTGTTCGGTGCCCGCGATGACAACGCCGACTCGCGCGGCGCACTCTTCGCCCTTCGCGACGGCCGCTTTCATGTCGTCAAACGCGGCCTGGCGCGTGACGAGCTCAGTGCGACAGAAGAGCAGGACTTTCAGCTCCTCGGTCACTGCCAGGCCGCCGCGAATCGCAGCTTCCGATGTTCGCGCGTCCGGCTTCAGGTCCTTCTGCACGCGCTCGCGCATCGCGATGATCTCGCGCAGCGCACGCTCATCGATAGACTTCAGTGCGTTCGCGATACTGCCGCACGCCTGTATCAGCAGGCTCATTCGGATCATTTCATCCGCGTTCATGCGGCCCTCCGGAGCGTGCGCTCGTATTCGGCGCGGTAGCGCAGCGCGCGGCGCCACGCTTCCTCTTTGCCTAACGAATCGATGTTAAACTTGCGGTTCGTTCCGCCGGCATGCGCGGCGAAGAAACGATGCCCACCGGTCCGGACGATCGAGATTCCGACACAGCCGGTGCGATTGCGGCGATCGCGACTGCAGAGTGTGCCGGCACGTTTACCGCGACCAGTGCGCACCTTGCGCACCTTCACGCGCTTGCCTTCGACATAACGACGATACCAGGCGGGGCAGAGCGGATCGTTGATGCTCATCGGCTCGCCGCCTCCTCGGTTACCGCGCTGGTAAAGAGCTCGATGGTGACCTCGTCTTTACCGGCCTTCTCGTTCGCGCGTTTGCACGCTTCGCGAATGAAGGCGTACATCCCGGTGCTGCCGTTCGCCTCTTTCATCGCGACCGCGACGGCTTGCTTGATGTCGCCGTTCGCCCAGTTCGTGATCCGGCGCTCGATCAGCTTTTTGACATCGCTCTCGCGAACGTCTCTGCCGAGATAGATCTTTTCCGCGAGCCGATTGCCAGTGAGTTGCTTGGCCTCTTCGTAGGCGCGCGTCTCCAGTTTCTTCCAGAGCGTGTCGATCGCGATCAGGATGAACTCCGCGGGCGTCTGGTTGATCAGCGTTTTGATCAAGTTCAGGCAACGCGGCCCGAGGTGGTGCGCTTCCTCGACGCAGATGCAGCGGCGATATTTCTTCAGCCGCTTAAGCGTTTCATCGAGACGCTCGATAAAGGGCACGTCGTCCTTGCCGAGCGCGGAGAGAAGCGCCGCGAGCATCGCCTGTGGCGAATCATTCCAAACAACCGACGCCTCGATTGTCGCCAGCCGTTGCCCATATTTTTCGAGCAACAACTTGCGCGCGCTCGTCTTGCCGCTGCCGCTCGGTCCCAGGAGAAAGATCGCGCGCGCCTGGCCGCGATCGCGCGTCGTCTCGAAAAACGCGCGCTTCAGCTGAATAACTGGATACAGATCGTCGTACAGCTCCTCCTCCTCGCCGTCGTCGCCGGCCATCGATTCGATGAAGGCGACCGCGCTCCGGTAGTTGTTGAGCTGGTTTTCGAGATCCAGCTCTTTCAGATCGCCCGCGAGAATGCGGCGATAGGTCTTAGTCGATCCAATGCTCGGGACCTGCTTCGCGAGTGCCGAGTCGGAGAGCTTCTTTGCGATCTGAAATTCCTGCACCTTCTGGGCGAGGTCCTGCAGCTCCTGGACCTCTAACGTGCCGAAGAGTTCAGGCGCCATGGGTGACTGCCTCCTTTCCTTCGACTTTTGCGATCGCGGCAAGGGCTGCGCGGCCGCCATCGCACTCGTCCCATGCACCCTGTGAGCACGAGGCGCACAGCCGCATGTGTAACAGCGATTCGTACAGCTCTGGAGACGCGCCGATCAATCGCGCGTTGGCCGCCTGATAGGGCGAGCGGCCGTCTTTACCTTTCCTGCCGCCGCTCGGCTCTGCCACGACGGCGATTGGAGTGTAAGGCTCTGCGCCGCTTTTAATCTGCCAGCCCGGCAGCGCGACGCACGGCGATGTGTCGTAGCCGACGATCCACGGCGGCGGGGTGTGTTCTGCATTATCCATGTTCCTTTGATCCTGTTTTTCCTGTTGCTGCCTACGTGACGAGGATGTCGCCGCGCTCGATCGCGTCGCGCTCGAGGCGTTGAATCCGAGCGAGCTCGGCCTCCTCATCGAAAGGGGTTGCCGCCGCCGCTGGTGATTCATGACCGAAGCCCCGCGCAAGCACTGGCGCGGGCGAAGGCGACGCGGGACATCCCCGCGAACCACGCCCAGCCGACGACGGCAAATTTTCTGTGCGCGCGCTATTCCCGTAGCCGTCGCGCGCGGTGCTGATTCTTCTGCCGGTGCGACCTGCGCCGACAATTGCGCGGAACTCGCTGCGCACCGCGGCGTTCGCGTTTTTGCGCCGGACGAACTCGTATTCTTCCGGCCGAAGATTGAGCTGCGGCGCATCCTCCGCGAGCGGCGCCACGAACATGCCCTCTCCGAATTTCAGCCCTTCGCGATTGCGCGCGCCACGCTCCGCATTGAAGACGTGGCAGCCATCCTCCGGACGTCCAGGATGGAACGCGATCAGGACCGAGTACCCGTGCTCGAGATAGAGATCGGAGACGCCGTTGACGCGGAAACGGAACGGGAACGGATAATGGTCGATCGACTTCTCGATCGCACCGCCGCGGACCGTGGCAGAGTCTTTAATCGGCAGGAACCGCCAGAGCTCGTCGACCGGGCATTCGCGTTTTGTGGCGCCGGCAAACAAGTCGTTAGGCACGACCGGCTGCTTGCCGAAAGCGCGCCGGACTTTCGGTCGCGCATTGAACCGCTGCATCGCCGCCTGGATGCCATCGGCGGCCGCGGCGATATCCCAGAAGTGCATTGCGGCGCGCGCCCGTTTCTCGACGCTCGCCTTCGCATCGGTCGCATCGCGCAGCAGCCGCGTGGCGTGTTCGAACTCGCCGCGGCGCCGGCCGATGCAAGCACCGTCGCGTTCCGGATGGTGGTCCATCAACGACTGCAGGAGATCGAAGCTCGATTCGATCGTGCCTTTCGCGCCCGAGGTGAAGACGTGCTGGACGCGAAAGAGTGCGTCGAGCCCGCCCCAGCGTTTCTTCTCATCCCAATCCGGCGGGCGGATCTGCGGCTTTAGCCTGATGCCGTCGATGACCTGGTTCTCCCAGGCGCCGCGCTCAAACCGCCAGATCTGCGGCAGCCCATGCGCCAGGACGATGTCGCGCAGATGGTCCGCGATATCTTCCAGCCGGTAGGCGTCGCGATCGCGACCGATCGGCGAGACGCCCAGGAAGGCGTTCGAATAGACGTCGACGGTCGCGAGGTTTTGCCGCCCCACATCGAGATTGCCCGTCTGCGGATCCACGTAGCGATGCGGCTTGTTCGACGACATGTCGTCGCTCTCGCGCAGCGTGTTCGGGCCCATCGGGATCTCGACGCCGTTCTCCGGATCAAGCAGCCACATGCCGCGGCGCTCGATGATCTCGAACTGGCGCGCGTGCTTCTTGCCGCGGAACGCGGCGCGCATTTCATCACTCACGTAGCCGGCGCGTTGGAGCGACATCGGCCAGCTCGGCAGCCGGCGCTCGCGGGCCGCGCGTTCCAGTTCCGCCACGATCAGCTCGCGGGTCTCCGGCCGGCACTCCGGTTCGCTGATAAAATCTTCGATCGCCAGTGGCAGCGAATCCTTGCGCAGCCGGCAATGGCGGAGCGCGTTCTGTTCGTCCTCATCGAGCTCGAACTTCGCTTTCGCGCCGCACTTCGCGGCCTGCTGTGGAATCAATCCATCGCGCCCTTTCTCCTCGTACGCACGGCGCCACCGCGAAAGCACCGCGGCCGATTCGCCGAGAATCTTCGCCGCATGATTTTGTGAGAGTGGATTAACCTCGCGGTTAATCAGCGTCAGTAACTGCAGCACGATTCCCTCGCGCCGGTTCCGCTCCGTCGCCTGAAACTCGGAGAGTGGAGATTGCCTCTCACGACGGTCGCCACGGCCCACAACGGCGGAATCCGGAACATCGTCGTGTTGCTTCGCGGCCTTTACGCGAGGCGCTCCCTGCTGCGCGATCTTTTCGAACGCGCGCATGAGCTTGAGAAATTCCTCTTCCGCCAGCTCCTCGATTTTCTTCACCCGGCCGAGCACACGCGTTGTGATGGCGAATCGATTTGCACCGGGCTGCGCTTCCTCGGCTGCCTTCCATAAGCGCCAGTAGATCGCGTTGCGCTGCGCAGCCGACATCGGCTCCGGCGCGGGCGTATCGAGGACGAACTCTTTCATGAGCGCGTGACCTCCGGTGGCGCCGCCTCGATCGCTTCGCGAAGGAGCTGGATCTGGAACGCGAGATCGGCGCGGCGTTGAATTGACGTCTCTGGCGTCTGACAGAACTCGCGCTCGAGCGCGGCGCGCGCACCATTGAGAAAGACGTAGTGAACCGGCGTGAGCTGGCGTCCAAACGCCATCGCCTCTTCCGTCGAGCGCAGCTCGGGCAACGTCAGCTCGTCGCTCACGAGAGCCCTCCGCAGATGGCGATCACGACCAGCAGGAGGACCAGCTCGCAATCAATGATCGCGTTGAGCAGCTCGCGCGCGACGAAGTCGAGCACGGCGAGAATGCCGAACGCAACGATCAGCACTGGAATGATCCACGCGATCATCGCGCTCCTTTCGTTAGGCGCGACTTCAACGCCGCGAGGACGCGGACCTGCACTTCCTCCGGGGCCTCGGCGACGGCTTCCGCAAATTCGTTCGCGACCAGGAGCCGCATTTTCGGCGAGAGCTTGTCCCACCTGGAGAAGCGGACGCGCAGCGCATTGATGCCGCGGTGAAACAGATCGAGCTGGTCCGCGCCGGACTGCCCGCTGTTTCTTCCCTGCTGAGTCGCGACGTATCCGGCGACGCCATTGATGGCGTAGCCGAGGCAAAGCTCGCCGCTGAGGATCTCCGGCTCGAGGATCTTCTTCGCCTCCGGATGTTTCGCGAAAAGCTTGTGGACCTCTTTCGCTTGGAAAAACAAAGCGCGGCTGACTCCCGCCTGCCGCGCTATGCCTTCCGCCGATCCACTCGATAGTACATTTTGTGTACTATCGAGCTTTTGAGGCACTTGTACGTTGGCCGCGTTCGGAATCAGGTTGCCAACGCGACGATGCCGACTCTCGACTACCATCGCTTCGAAGAGCGGATAGGCGAGGTAAGCGAGCGCCGATTTCGAGTGATGCCGGCGCTGGAGAAGTGATTGGACGATGATCGTCGCTGCGTCAGCACTCGAGGCGCGTTTGATCGGCACTTCGGCGAGGTCGATCGCGAGCGCGACCTTTAGCCGAATGCGGCCATTCATGACGCGGTTTTTCTCGTCGACGATGAGCGCGTCATCGATCCCGCGCTCGACGATATCGTTCGCCATCGAAGTCATCAGCTCCGACTCCGGATCGGGCATCTGCGCGAGCAGCGGGTGAAGGCGGAGTGAATCTGTGGCGACGATTTCGACGGTCATGATTTTTCGGCGAGCATGTCTCCGAGCACGAGTTGCGAGGCCTCCGCTTGGCGATAGTGCGCGGCGGTGATTCGGCTTTGTTCCGCTTCTGCCGGCGCCGCGATAAGCGCGATGCCTTCAAGCAGGCGGATGCGATCGGAAATCTGTGGAAGAGACGGAATCGTTGTCGCCGCCTGCTTGGCGACGAAGTCGAGGAGTTTGCGCTCGCCCGCCGTCATAGCGAGATGCCGAGCACGGCGGCGATTTCTTTCCGAAGCAGGGGGAAAACGTTGTTGTTGATCGCCGTGCTGACGGATGCGCGCGGCCGATTCAACCGCCCCGCTAGCCAATCGACAGTCTTGCCACGCCGGATCAGCGCGATTTTGACTTTCTGATCGAAAGTTTCTTCTTGTCCGGCTGGTGCAATCTGTGGCATTGATCGACGGCGTTGGTTGATAAACGTTGACCAGTAGACGTTCACTAAGCCGACCCGTCAACGACAAAAGTGAACGAAAGTGAGAAATTCTCTGCCCGCCTGAAGCGCTGGCGCGCGCGAGTGGATCTCTCCCAACCGAAGGCGGCCAAGCTCCTAAAAATCGGCCGCACCTACTATTCGGAGCTCGAGAACGGCCGTGAGCCAGGAAAGTTCCTGAAGATGAAGTTTGACGCGATTGAACGCGCAGGCGTCGACTATATCAACAGGAGTCTACAATCTCTCGAATCAGCGGAGCCGGATCGGCGGCAACTTGCCGAGATGCTGGATCGGCACTATTCGGCGCAAAACCCCGTAGTAGAGGGTATGACCGGCGACACCGTGCAAGATCCGGCCGGCGAGTATGGGATGATGAAAAAGATCATCAAGATCGCGGAGGAAGGAACTCCACAGCAGAAGGCGCTGGTCAATGACTTCCTCGACAGCGTGTGTAAACAACTCGGAATCGCAAAACGGGCACCGGGCAACTCCGTAGAACAAAAAGGGTGAGCGCCTTTTTATGAAAAGCAAAATCGTAATTGCAGCCGGCCTCATGCTGCTAGCGGGCGCGGCTAGCGCCGCGCCGACAAAGCAGGAAATTGCCCGTGCGCGGTTCGAGCCGCTGCCGAGCAACTACGAAGCTCGCGCGCGTGAGTTCATCGGGATCACGCTGAAAGATCCGTATAGCGCCGTCTATGAGTTCCGCCCGCCGCTAAAGGGCTGGTGGCAGGATGGCTGGGCTGCCGGCCATCGAAAGCATTTTGCCTGGATCATCCCAGTGACTGTAAACGCGAAGAATAGCTACGGCGCCTACGCAGGTCGCCAGTTTTATTGGTTGGCGTGGAAGGACGGACAAATGGTCAGTGTGACGAACATGTTCATGCTGAAACGAGCGGGCTTTGTGGGCGCGCGGTGACTTCGCGCCGCTAATTTTCTCTTGGATTCCTTCCCACGCTGATTAGTCGGCGGCGGCGGGAGTTTCTACGGTGCGAGCACGCATGCTCGCGCTTTGTGTTTTAGCCCAGTCCGCGCCGCCGCCACTCTCCGCGGAGTGGCAGGGCGGATTGATCACGCTCGGCGTACTTGTCCTCATCGCGCTGAACATCTGGGACAAGGTGCGCCGCAAGCCGCCCCTCGAGGATATCTTCGCCACGAAGAAAGATTCAGAGGCGGCCGACGCGCGTTTCGAGCGCGAGTTGAAAGGCCTCGACGAGCGCACGGATCGCAAGCTCGAGGCGATGGAGCGCCGGCGCGAGCAGGGCGAAAAGGACAATCGCGACCTTCTGCATCGCGAGATCGCGGGCATCAAAGAATTTATCAGCGATCGCATCAGCGAGAATCGCGAGAGTAACGCCAGCCAGTTCGGCGAGATGAACGGCCGCATCAGCGCGCTGACCACTTCATTCCAGGGGCTCTCGAACGACCTCATGCACCAGGTCGGCCGGCTCGAAGGCCGCACCGAGAAGATTTCGAAGGCATGAGCGAGCAGCAACAACAACAGGAGCGGCGCGAAGAATGCCGGCGAGAAGTGCTCGCATTCCTGGCGGATCGCAGCGTGCTCGCTTTCCGCGCTGAGACGATCCGGAACAAGCTCGCGCGCGAGCATCAATTTTCTCTCGATGAAATCAACGCCGCCCTGGAGTTCCAGATCAGCGGAGGCCGCGTCACGCGGGAGCCAGATCCGGACGGAGCAACGCCGTTCTACAAGGTGACCCGCGAGGGAATCCTGCATCACGAGCGCACGCCATGATAAAGTCACTCTACGTTGAGGGCGGGCTTTACACGGTCATTGCGATGGGTGCGCCGTGGCTCGAGCTGCTCCGCGGCGACGCCGATTTAACGGGCCGTTCCGTCGCCGCCACTGCCATCGCGTCGCTCGTGGCCGGCGCGACCGCGCTGAAAGCGTTCCTCTCCACTTCGTACTCTCGCGCCACCGGTGACGCGCTTCTCGTGCGCGATCCACGGCCTAACGAAACGCCGTCATAGCCTCTTCTCCGCAGATGTACTACCTCATTCTTCTCGTCACGCTCGCGCTCCTCAGCGCGTGCGCGCGATCGCAGCGCCCGCCGCGCGATCACGATGACTGGCGCACGCGTCCAGCTGACGGCCCTGACACGTCACAGGTGGTCTACTTCGAAGACGGGGAATGGCGCACAAACTTCGGCCCGGTCCCGCCGGGCTACGACCTCCGTCAACCACCGCAGCAGTAAATCAAACTCGTCACGTCCGCACTCTCGATTATGAAAACCCTCACACTCCTCCTCGCCTCCGCCGTCGCGCTGCTCTCTCTCTCGAGTTGCGCCACGAATGGTGGCTCCAGCGACCCGAATCTCTACCTCCGCAGTGGCAGCGCTGTCGCGTGCACCGGTTTGCTCATCGGTGTGAAGCCGGAGAAACGAACGCAGCTGGCCGTAAATCTCGCAGCCACCGCGGAGGTCCTTGAGTCACTGAGCGTATCTTCCTTGCCGGACCCGGAGGCGTTGCGTCAGCTGCTCATCACCGCGCTGCCACACAGCGCTGACTACACGCTGATCGTTAATTCGGTCTCGGCGTTTTACCGCAGCGTCTGGCCGCAGCTCCAGCAGGGCCCGCCGCTGGCCTCTGCGGCCCTGCGCCAGATCGCGCTCGGGCTCCGGGATGCCGCGTTTCCCTATCTGCCGCCTGGTCGTTAGGCCCCTGGCTGCGCCTGCCGTGAGGAAATTACTCGCCACATACACCATGAAAACAACTCGCCTCATCTCCGTTCTCACCGCGCTCGCCGCGTGCACGCTCCTGCTCGTCTCTCCCGGGCAGGCGCAACAATCGTCTTCGAAGAAAAATGCCGCTAAATCGGCCGCCGCTGTCACTTCCGAGCAGCCGGCCTTGCCACAGACGATCCCGATCGTCCGGACTGGACCTATTCCGTTCGCGTGGGACGCGTCGCCCAGTGAAGGCGTAACGGAATATCGATTCTTCGCTGACGGTAGCCAACTCGCCACCGTGTCGGCGAATGCGACCATCTTTACAATCGAGGCCGGCCTTACTGTGGGTGAACACACCGTCGAGGTGCGCGCCTGGAATGGATTTGAGGAGAGCGAGCCCGGGCAGTGCGTCCTGACATTTCGCGTTGTCTCGAGGCCGTTGATGACTCAGACGCTGCGCATCACGAACATCGGCGCCGGCAAGCCAGGCCGATAGCGAGTGATGAAAGCATTCTGCGTTCTTTTGCTTGTTGTCGCTGCGCTTGGCGAAGCGCGGGCGCAGTCGCTCATACATGGAAAGGATCCGGCCGGAAGCGCGGCGTCTTCGAATCCAGTCGTCATCGGTGGCGTCGGCTCGACGGGGCAGGCCGTGAAGCTAAAGCTGAACGATGACGGCACTTTGGAAATTGGCGGCATCAGCCTGGGCGACGTCACTGTTAGCCAGGCCGGCGCGGCGAACGCGGCGGGCAGCCAGGTTGCTGCCTCGACCACAGCCGGGACGCTGGTCGTCGCGCGGGCGACGCGTCGCACCTGCCTCGTCCGAAACCTGGACGCGGCGATCACGGTGTATATCGGGCCGGCGGGAGTAAGTGTGAACAATGGTATGCCGATCCGACCCGGTGAATCGGTCGTGGTCTCCGCGGTGACGCTTTGGCAGGTCATTGCCGCTTCGGGGGCGCCCATAGTGGCAACGCTCGATGAGTATGATTAAACATCTTCTCTCCCTTCCAGGCCTTGTGGCACTGATCTGCGCGCCGGCGTTCGCGGTGAGTCCAATCATGGGCGGCGGTGGTGGTGGCGGCGCTGTCGATTCGGTAAACGGGCAAACGGGCACCGTTGTGCTCCCGCTTTCGTCAACGCTTTACCCGGAATCGTTCGGCGCAGTCGGTGACGGCACCACGGATGACACGGCTGCGATTCAGGCTGCGATCAATGCAGCGCAGAGCAGCGGGAAGGCGCTGGAGTTCGCGGCTAAGACCTACAAAACGACGGCCACGCTCAATATCACCTCCGCTTTCATCTTCCGCGGGCAGGGCATGGCTACGATCATTCAAAGCACCTTCGCCACCGGCGACGTGATCCACGTCGAGCCGACCGCGCCACCGTCTTCGACCGGGCTGACCGACATCGGCGGGGTGCGGAACATGGTCTTCAGAGATTTCAAAATGGCGTCAACCGTGACTCGCACCAGTGGCTACGCGATCGGGACGCTCTACACGACGAATATGCTGCTGCAGAACATCGAGATCGGCGACTTCGATCTTGATCCCACGCACACGCTCCCGTTCTTCGGCGGGGTGTCGCTTTTAGTGCAGGGCGCGTTTCACATGAATCAGTGTCGTATCTACTCGCGCGCGACCGGCGTCGCGATCTCCGGGAGTAACACTTACAATTTCTTTCGGTTCGATGGGATCATCGATGGTCAATCAAAGATCTGGAGTAACTCCGCGTCGACAACGTCAGTCGGGGTCCTGATCGGCGGATCAACCGGCGGCGTGGTGGTCGCCGACTCGGACATCTGCGAGTGGGGGGAAGGTATCCGCGTTGACACTTCTCTGAGCGGCGAGACGAACCGCGAGTTCTTCATGAACGGCGCATTCCTTGACAACAATGTGGTGAATGGGCTGGTCGTTACTGCGGACAGCCTCACGCTGCTCGAGTGCAATGACATGTGGGCGGCGGGTAACGGCAGAACGAACAATGCCGGCACCGGCGTGTCTCTGGCTGGCCCCACACGCGCCACGATCAGTGGCGGACGCATCTATGCTAACGAGACTTATGGCTTAACGGTTGACTCCGGTGTGCAGCTCCTGATGACGGGCGTCAACCTGTACGGCCACGGCTCCTACGGGATCTACCTTCTCTCCGGGAGCGTCGCGACCCTCGCCGGGAACGACCTCACCGGGAACACCGGCGCGTGCGTGCACATGGCCTCGGGCGTGCTCGCGGTGACGCTGAGCGGAAACAATCTGCAGACCGGAAACCCGATTGTCACCGGCGATATCCCAACCTACTTCAAAGCGTCGGGCAATCTCGGCTACGCCGACGCGGACGTTCACCCGTGAGCCCTCCCATTCGTGAGTGAAAGCGCCCGTAAGGGCAAGATCGCGAGCCTGCCGGCGCAGATCCGCGAGGAGGTAAATCAGCGGCTGTATAACGGCGAGCAGGCGCCGCAGATCCTGCCGTGGCTCAACGCGCATCCGGACGTCCTCCGCGTCCTTGATGAACGCTGGGGTGAGCAACCGGTCTCGCCGCAAAATTTGAGCGAATGGCGCAACGGCGGTTACAGGGACTGGCTGAAGCGCAACGACCGCGTTCATGCGCTGCGCACGCTGAGCGATTACTCGCTGAAGCTGGCGCAGGCTGCCGGTGGATCCATCAGCGAAGGCGCGGCCGCGATCGCGGGTGGGCGTATCCTCGAATTGCTCGAGCGCTCCGCTGAATCGCTGGATGATGAAAGTGATGTCAGCGACGCGCGGATTGATCCGGACGAATTAGTGAAGTCGCTGGTCGCGCTGCGACGCACCGAGATCATGCAGAAGAAGGTCGATCAAAACACGATCGTGCTTGGCCAGCGAGATCGTCAGCTCGCACTCGAGGAGCAGCGGTTTCAATACCGCACGGTCGAGAAGTTCTTCGATTTCTACGAGGACCAGCGCGCGAAAGAGATCCTGGAAAGCGACGCGCCGCGTCCCGTGCAGATGGATCAAATGGTGCAGCTGATGTTCGGAGCGAAGCCTGGCTAACACTTTGCGCAAAACTGCCTGGCGGGGCGGGCGGCGACCTGGCCCTACGAGCGCTGCCGACCGATCCATCGGTGAACTCGTCCCGCACCGCCAGTGCAGCTGCGCGATTTAGGAATGGCTCAATCTAAGACTTCCAAAAAGATCGTCACGCGACCGCGCGTGGCCGGTAAGTCAACGGCGTCTGCGCGTGTTGTCGCGCCCAGTGGCGAGCTCGGGCCCGTCGAGCCGCTGGTGCAACTCCGGCCGTATGCGGTCGAGCCGTTCTGGAATGATGATCTGCGCACCGCCTGGTGGGTTTGGGCGCGCCAGAAGGGCAAATCGTTTCACGCGGCCGCGAAAGCGTTGCGCCGGATGATGATGATCCGCGGACTACTTAGCGTGTTTGTCTCCGCGTCGATCCGATTAGGCCAGGAGTTCATTCGGAAGGAGGCGCAAATCTGGCTCGATGTGATGGGAAAATATCGACGCCGGCTCGCTGAGGGCGGCGCATTGAAGCTCGCGACGAGTGCCGACAATGAAGCCGGCGAGCTCCTCGATATCGACGCGATCGCGGATCTGTTCGAACACCAAAAGCTCGAAACGAAAATCTGGCACGACCGCACGACCTACAGCCGATCGATCGTCGTCGCGCCGAATCCTGACACCGCGGTCGGCTGGACCGGCGACATTTTCTTCGACGAGTTCGGGCGCATGCCGGACTTCAAAGACGTACTCGAGGCGTGTTTGCCGTTCATGACGAGCAATCCGCAATTTCGAATGCTCGGCACGTCGACGCCGCCGCCCGACGATAAGCACTACAGCTATGAGCTGACCGTTCCCCAGGAAGAAAACTTCCCGGTGAATCCGAAGGGCAATTGGTATCGCAGCCAGGCCGGATTCATGGTGCATCGCGTCGACGCGTGGGACGCTGAAGCGGCCGGGATTCAGATGTACGACGACACGACCGGCGAGCCGGTGACGCCGAGCGAGCATCGCGCGCGGGCCTTCGATAAGACCGCGTGGGACCGCAACCACGGCCTGCGCTTCATCCGCGGCGGTTCCGCCGCGATCGCGCTGCACGTTTTACACGTCGCGATGACGCGCGGCGCGACGGAAGGCATTGCGAGCGACATCACGGAACAAATCACGTTGGAGGCTGCATGAAGACCGACAAGCGCATCTCAGCCGAGCTCGCGGAAATCCGGCAGAAACTCGATTCAATCGAGGAACACCTGGTGTGGCTGATCAAGCCAGACCAGCGCTTCGCAGTCGGTCGCCGTGTTGAGTTTAGTCGCCGCGCACGCAAACGCGGCTTCCCACTAAGGAAGCGGGCGACTCGCGGCATCGTCAAAGCGATCGATGGCTTCAGCGTCGTCGTTCTCCTCGACGGCTACAGAAAGCCGTCGAGCTACCATCATGCGTTCTTCAATCCGGTTTCCGGACCGAAACTTTTCTGATGAGCAAGATCCGCGCGCTCACTCCCGCTGAGGCCTGGCCTGACGAGTGGAAATACCTGCTCGGCGACGGACCGATAGCGGTCGGCGTCGATCCTGCGACGACGACAAAGAAGCTGAGCAATCCGACATCCATCGCGGTGACACAACGCGTGGGACTCGATTACTTCGTTCGCGCGGTCATCCGTTTCAAAACTTCCGATCCGGCGGTGACGCGCGCATTCATCGATCGCGCGATCGATCTTCCAGGTGGCAAGCGTGTCCGGCGCGTCGTGATCGCGGCCACTTCTGAGCGGTTCTTCGCGACGGATGAGCGTAGCCGGCTCGCGGGCCGCGTGCCTGTCGAGCTCGTGATCGAAAGCGAGAAGGTCGGCTACATGGGCGAGGAGATGACGTACAAGCTCTACCTCGGAAATCTGCTCGTTAACACGCTGAACGATAATCTGCTCTCGCTGCCGAATGCTGTTTGGTTGCGCAACGATCTCCGGCAGCCGGAAGGCGCGACGTTCCAAGCGGACCCGGACGAAAATGGCAACCATGCGGACGCTTTTGTGGCCATCGCCTGCAGCCTGCATGGATTGATCAGCGCGGGCGGACCAGTGATGGCCGCGGCAGTGCCTTTAAGCACGATTGGAGCGCCGCCACATCTGCGCCCGGGTCTCAAGAACCCGCTCGCACACCTGTTCCCGAAAAAGTATGCAGTTACTCACCGAGTCCGCTAAGCAACGCATCGCGAATTTTATCGTCACGCGCATCCCGATGTTGCGTCGAACGGTTTTCAAGCCGCTCCTGGCCGATCAATCGATCGCCACGGCAAACATCGACGCTGCCACAATCCATGCGATCCTGGATGGAACTGACACCGGTCAAACGAATGAGTACTTCGCGCTCTGCGATCTCATGCTCCTTTCGGATTCTCACATGCAAGGTGAGATCGCGAAGCGAAAGCTGGCACTGCTCGGCGATCAGCTGACGATCGCGCCGGCGAAAAAGAAAGACGCCGTCGACACTCGCGCAGCCGACCTTTGCCGCGAACAGGTCGACGGATTGCCGTCGTTCCTGGAATCGTGCGCGGCACTTCTCGACGGCTCGCTTTGGCCGCTCGCGATCGCTGAGAAGATTTTTCGCCCGGCGACGCGCAATCGGAAGCTGAGTTATGAGATCGACAATCTTATCCGCGTGCCGCCGCGGCTGTTCGATTTCTCAACCGGCTTCCTGCGCATCTGGGACACGGATCGCACAACCGGCAATGTGCTCAGCACGACAAGCGAGCCCGATCCGATGCGCTATGTGATCCACCGTGGGCATCTCCTGAGCACGCCGGACTATCGCGGCGGCCCGATGCGCTCGCTCGTTTTCTGGTGGTCCTTCAGCGCGTTCGGCCGCGATTGGTGGGCGCGGTTCATGGATCGCTACGGCGCGCCGTTCATGGTCGGCAAGTACGACCAGGCCGATGATGAGTCGCGGATTATTCTCGAAAACGCGTTCAGCCTCGCGAGCAAGATCAGCGGGCTTGTGATCTCACGCCAGACGGAGGTCGAGATCCACGAGGCGCAGTCAAAAAGCGGCGGAGAGGGATACGATTTGTTCCTGAAAACGAGCAACCGTGAAAAATCGAAGCTGATCGTCGGACAAACGACCAGCTCGGACGCTGAAACGGGGGGGCTGAGCGGCAGTGGCGTTTCGAAGGTGCAGCAAAACGTCCGTAGCGATATCCGGCAATGGGACGGAGTCTCGCTCGGGAATACTCTCAAGCATCAGCTGTTCGTTCCGTTCCTGCGGTTCAATGGCATCCCGGGCGATATCAAGATCAGCTGGGGCGGCGACGAAGCGGAAAGCATCGAGCAGGTTTCCTCCGCCGTCGCGAGCCTGAGTGGCGCCGGCCTCGAGGTGACCGATGACGGACTTGAGGCGCTGAGCGGTTTGATTGGGTTGCCATTGCAGCGCAAGAAAATCGAGGAGCCGCCGCCTGGTGCGCCGCCGACACGCGGCAAGGTGCTTCCCTTGTCTGTCGACTTGCCAGATCGCTATCGACTCGCGGAGACGGCGAACATTGTGATCGCTCGCGAGGGCGCCGCGGATCTCGCGCGAGCCTTCAGCGGAGCGTTCGCGCCGATCGCGCGATTCGTCGCCGACAGTTCAGGACCTGACGATTTGATCGCGAAGATCACCGCGCACTATTCCGGACCAAGTTGGCCGCCAGAGCGCGTGGCACCGTTGATTTTAGAAGCTTTGGCAGCAATGGCGGCGAACGGCGCCGCTCGTAATGCAGCCTAACCAAAACAGCGAGGAGACGCGTCTTATGTTGAGTTGAGAGTTAAACCAGTGCTGCGGTGGCCCGGTGGCAAAAGCCGGCACCTGAAATACATCCTTCCGCTCATTCCGCCGCATCACTGTTATTGCGAGCCCTTCGCAGGCGGCCTCGCCGTCTTTCTCGCGAAGGAGCGATCGCGAATGGAAGTGATCAACGATCAAAACGGAATCCTGGTCGCGCTCTATCGAAACGCGAAGTTCCACGTCGAAGAGCTGATCGCCGAAATTCAGTGGATTTTGAATGCGCGGCGCGAGATGGAAGATTATCGCACCGAGCAGGGACTGACTGAGATTCAGCGCGTAGCGCGGTGGCTGGTCCGTAACCGGCTTTCTTACGGCGGGCTCGGCCGGCACTTCGGAATGGAGGGCGCGAGATCCTCGCGCGAAGCGACGCTGCGCAATCTCGCCGAACTCAATGCGCGGCTCGATCGAACGGTCATTGAGCAGATGCCTTACGAGAAGTGCATCGCGCACTATGACAAGCCCAACACATTCTTCTTCCTCGATCCTCCATACCTGAACGCCGATCCGGGCGTTTACGACGGCTGGACGGAAGATCAGATGCGGAGCTTCGCGGCGGTGATTCGATCGATTAAGGGCGAATGGGTTGTCACGGTCGACGACAGCCCCGCGACCCGTAAAATCTTCGCTGAGCATCGGCTCCGCGCGATCAAGTTCGACAACAAGCTGGCGACGATGCGTAACGGCAAGACGGCGATGCGGGAATTGATTATCACTCCGGCAGGATCGCGGAGACGCCGCGCTTCTTGAGCAGGCGTGAGAGCGCGTTGATTACCATCTCGCGGTACTTGCCTTCGAACGGCAGCCTCGCCGCGTAAGGTCGCAGGTCAATCTCTCGGCCTCGCGCCGGTCGGCGGATGTTCAAGCCGTCGTACCAACGCTGCGCGTCGTCCTGCGCCTGTTTCCAACTCAGCTGCCCATGATCCGCGTCTCCCCGCTGTTAAAAGCTCCTGGAACGCCGCACCATGACCCATTTCAGTCATTCCCTCCAGCGCCGACTGTCGCGGCTGATCGCACTAAGTCGCACCATCGCGCGCCATTTCATTCATCCCGACTGCACTCCGTGTCTGCCGTCGGGAGCGTATCCTGCGTGGGATGCGCAGAGGGCTCGCGGCAGCTGATCTTGTGTCTCGTTAGGCCGTGAACGTCGTCGACGCTGTCAACACCGCCAAGTCGTTTGACCTCGCGGCGGACCGATGCTCCGAGCCTCGACCGCTGTCTCAGAACCAGTTTGAGATGCTTGCCGTCCCCGCGATCGTATGTCGCGCTTTTGCCGCTGAGGTCGGTCTCAAGGCACTACTCCTCCATACCGCTGGCGCGGCACGCGGACACGATTTGCATGCGTTGTTCGGCCAGCTGCCCAGAGAGGTCCGAGATTCTCTCATCGCCGCTACCGGATTACCGTCGGCTGCATTCGACCGGGAGCTCGCCGGCGTAGCTCACGCATTCGTGGAGTGGCGCTACGTGTTCGAGACCGCACGAGCCGCAATCAACCTCAACTTCCTCACTAACTTTTCAAAGGCGGTTATCAACGCGTTACCGCGCACGACAACGGCCTAACAAGGCGATGCAGCTGACCGCGAGCAAGTCCGTCGTTTACGCTTGGAGTGTCTGCCGTCGGAGGTCTATGCTGCGTCGCGTGCACAGAGGGCTCGCGGCAGCTGATCTTGCGTCTCGTTAGATGTAGCGGCATGTCGGCCAATCCACCGCTCGAAGCCAAGCATTGGGGCACAGTGTTGCTCATGCTGCCGTTGAGCTTTGTCGCATTTCAGCTGGCGAACGGCCCCTATCTCATCCACCAGCCAGCAGCTTTCGTGTGGCTCAGCGCACTTGGCTTCTTCGTCGCCTTTATCGTAGCAGGCTTTCTTTGCGTTCGGTTCATCCCAGCAGCGATCACTTTCGTCTTGGCCGCAGTTGCATGGCTGTTTGCGCTCGTGATCCTCGCGCGCGAGTTGTGA